GCACAAGACCGACCTAGAGCTTCTCCGCGTGGCGGTGCGTGAGGCCCCGCACGATGCCCGTGCCCAGTGGTATCTGGCCCGCGAGATGGACTACGCCGGGCTGCCGGAGACGGCCGACGCCTTCTTTACATACCTCAAGATGCCGGGCGGCGCGGCCACCGAGCAAGCCTACGCCTGCCGCGTTCTATGGAGGCTCACGCAGGACGAAAGCCACCTGCACCACGCCACCCAAGTCAGCCCCGACGAGCCAGAGGCTTGGGAGAAGCTCGCCTTCACGGCCTACGCCAGGCGGCAGTGGCCGAAGGTGGTCGAGTACGCCAGGAAGGCGATCGACGCCAACGCACCGACGACGCATGCGAGCGAGCCCGACGCCAAGACCAAGGCGTGGGATCTGCTGGCCGTGGCCCTGTGGGAGCTTGGAGAGCGTCCACAAGCCCTTACCGCTGCGAAGGAGGCCGTGGCACGATGCCCCGGTGACCCGCGTCTGGCGGGCAACGTGGCGGCCATGGAGCGTATCCTCGCGTGAGCAATCGTCTCCGTACCATTTCTGATGCACTGGCAGACGGGCTCGGCGGCGTGACGTGGTCCGTGGCCAACACGGCTGTCTACCGCCGGAACTGGGCCGCGGTGGACATCGAGGACATGGCCAACCCGGTCATCTTCGTGGTGCCGGGCAACGCCGAAATCACCCGCATCGCCAGGGCCACAAGCCAGGTCGAGTACATCGTCAACGTCTTCATCGGGCGGCACTGCCAGAGCGACCAAGAGGTTGACGGCATGCTCGACCTGGCCGACTCGGTGCTGCTGCAGATTCGTGCCCACGACTTCGCTGGCGTGACGTGGCCAACTGGCGTGACGAGCCCGCAGAGCGTGAGCATCAACATCAACCCCGACGACGCCCTCAACGACCGCAACGTCTGGCGGGCCGTGATTGAGGCCCGCTACATCGTCTTTGAGGCTGACACCCTGCCGGAGGAGTGATCCATGGCGGGATTTGTTGGCACGCGTGGCGGCAATACGAAGTTTCAGTGGAGCAAGGGCCAACTGGAGCGAATGATCGGCAAGGGGGCCGCTGTGGCCCTACAACGGGCTGGCCTTCTTGTCCGCAAGCAGACGCAGCGCGGCATGGTTGGCGGCGGCAGCCGCACCGGTCGGCAGCCGCTGAAGCGTCCCAAGTTCTGGAAAGTGGGAGAGCGTGATGGCTTCAATATGGTGGCCATCGTGCGTCAAGTTCCGCGGCCCGACAAGGTTTCATCGTGGGCGCCGCAGGCGTTCCTCCGAAACGACATTGAGGCCGACTTCGACAGGCGATCGCTGTCTGTCGTCATCGGGCCAAGCAAGGAGCCGTGGCTCAACCAACTGCATGAGTTTGGCGGCAGCGTGCCCCTGTATTTCGTTGGCTCAAGAACGCCTGTCACGAGCGTGCGGGGGCTTACGATTCCGACCAGCGTGATGCGAACAGGCTCCAGCCCGCGCCGTGGGAAGGGCAGCAGATTGATTCGCAATCAAGGAGCCTATATCGGCTACATGACGAATGAGCCGCGCAGCGGCGCAATCTCGCTCGGTGCACGTCGCGTGCGCGGCCGGTCCTACATGGAGTTTGGCCTGCAAGCGTCCATGAGCAAGATCCCTCCGCAGTTCCGAAACACCATTTCTCGTGGCTCTCTCTGACGCCATACCCCCTCTTTCCTGCCTGCTGCCGCTCCTAGTTTGGACGCATCGCCGCCCCCGGCGGCACCCGTCCACAGGAGCAGCCCATGCCCACCGTCACCCTCGGGAAAGACGTGACCGTTTCCGGCGTCAGTAACGCCCGGTCCTGCACCGTCACCAGCAGCGCCGCCGAAGTCGATGTCACCAAGTTCGGCGACACGAGCCGCAAGTTTCGCAAGGCCCTCATCGAGCAGACCTGCGAGCTCGAGTGCGTGGACGCCCCCGGCGTGTCTATCGGCAACACGTTCACGCTCTCTGGCGTGCAGACCGGCAACAACGCCGAGTTCATCGTCACGAACATCACCGAGAGCGACCCGATCGACGGCATCAAGACGTACACGGTCTCGGGCACCCGCACCGAGCAGTCCTGACACCACACACAGCGAGGCTCTGACCCATGGCGATTTCTCTCGGCAAGGACGGTGCAGCCCCTCCGTTCGGCTCTGGCATCATCTCGGCGACCTACACCGAGGAGAAGGAGACGATCGACATCACGAACCGCAGCAACTGCGGCGGCTCCACCGGCGCCCCTGGCTACCGCGTCAGCAAGGCCGGCTTCACGAGCAAGACGTGGGAGATCGAGTGCCACGACCCCACGGGCGTGATGACGCAGCTGGAGACCCAGGGGGCCACCGGCTTCACGGTGATGGGCGTCACGGAAAACATCTCCATCGACGGGGCCGTGACCTACACGATCACCGCGCGGGAGGCCTGATTCGTGGCCATCACGCTCGGGAAGGACGTTGCGGTGAGCATCGGCGGCAATGTCGCCAGTGCCCGCAACGCCACCTTTTCCTACAGCGTGAACACAATCGACATCGGCGAGTACGGTGTGCGGACGGCCGCCGTCTATCCGATTTCGTACACGGGATCCGTGTCCATCGAGTTCAACGATTCCAGCGATCTCGGCTCGCTTTATTCATGGATCACAGCCGGCACCGAGATCACGGTGTCTGGCGGCGCTGGGGCGTGGTCGTTCCCAGCGGTGATCACAGGGGCAAGCGAGACGGCTGGCATCGACGGCGTGGCGACCTTCACGGTGGAGGCGCAGATGACACGGACAGGCACGAGGGCAGTATGAGAGAGTTTCGCGACGACCAGGGCAGGCCGTGGATGGTCGCCCTGACGGTGGCGGCAGCCGATCGGGTGCGTGGCACTGTCACGCTTGATGTTCCCGAAGACGTTGAGCAGCCCGACGGCAGCGTGAGGCGGCAGACCAGAACGGTGCCGTTCGATCTGATCGACGCTGGCAACATCTCCCGCACCCTCGAGGTGCTCCGCAGCCAGTACGGCAAGATCGGCGAGGTGCTCTACGCCATCTGCCGTGGGCAGTGCGATGAAAAGAAGATCACAAAAGATCAGTTTCTAGACGGGCTCCGCGGCGACGCCCTCGACGCCGGGGTGAAGGCCCTGGAGCAGGAGCTCGTCGATTTTTTCCCGCAGCGCCTCCGCAGGATGGTCGGGCTCCTCGTCACGAAGATGGACGAGATGGCCGGCGAGCTGCTCGCCAAGGCGGAGGCGGGTCTGGAAGCGGCGACGGTGGAGACCCTGCTAGGACAGTCTGGCACACCATCTACGAGGCTGCCGGAATCATCGGATGCCACCCCGGAGAGTGGACCCTCCGAAACCTCCTCATTGCCCGCGACAGCCGCCTAGAGATGGATTGGTGGCACACCGCCAACCTGCTCGCCCAAAACGCCAACATCAACCGACCAAAGCACGCCCCCGCAACCGACCCCGGAAAACTCAACCCATTCGCCAAGAAGGCCAAGGCACGCCAGGCATCGCCCGAGGAGATCCAGCGGCTGCTAGGGCCTGATTGGCAAAAGTACGTCTGACGAGGAAACGAGATGGCAGCAGCGTCAGGCATTCGGATGGGCAAGGTCTTCGTCGAAATCGGCGCAGACCCAAGCAAATTCTTTGCCGCTGTAGGCAAGCTCAATAAGAGCATCGGCAAGATCGGCTCATCGATGCAGTCGTTCGGCACGAAGATGACCGCCTTGGGCGGCGCTGTCGTGGCTCCCATGTTTGCGTCTGCGATGGCGTTTGCCAACGTAGGCAGCGCCCTCAACGACATGAGCAAGCGCACCGGCGTGGCGACAGAGGCGTTGTCGGTCCTGCAGTTTGCGGCAGAGCAGACCGGCACCGACATGGGCAGCGTTGAAGGTGCCGTGAAGAAAATGCAAAAGGCGATCTTTGCGGCCAGTGATGGCAGCAAAGAGGCGGCCGACGCCTTGGCGATGGTTGGGTTGTCTGCCAGCGACCTAGCAGGGCTGTCTGCCGACGAGCAGATGGGCAAGATCGCCGACGGGCTCATGGCGATCCAAGACCCAGGCGTGCGTGCTGCCGTAGCTATGCAAATCTTTGGCAAGTCTGGCACGGCCATCCTGCCGATGCTTGAGGGCGGTGCCGCGGGCATGGCGGCGTTCGCAGACGAGGCCAAGCGGCTCGGGCTTGTAATGGACTCCGAGACGGCGGCGAAGGCCGACGCACTTGGCGATGCCGTCGACTCGCTCAAGGCGTCGATGAAGATGGCCTTCATCCAAGTTGGCTCGGCAATCGCCCCCATCCTCACGCAGCTGGCTCGCGGCCTGGCGGTCATCTCCGCAAATGTCGGGGCATTCATCCGTGACAACGAAGACATGGTCGTGGCCGTGCTCAAGGGTGCTTCGGCGCTGGCAGTCGTTGGCGGAGCCATCTATGGCTTGGGCTACTCGCTCAAGACAGTGAGCGGTGCTGTCGGGCTTGTGCTGAAAGGCTTTGGGCTGTTCTCCGCACTGGCAAGCCCGGTGCTCCTGGTCGCCGCTGGAATCGTGGCCGCGGGCGTCGCCATCTATCAATTTAAGGACAAGATTGCCGCGGCCCTTGGGCCTGTCGGTGGCCTTGTGCAACTGGCTGCGGATTCAATCGGCACAGGGTTTGGCGGTGCCGTGTCGAGTGCCGTCGCGGTGCTTTCTGATCTTGGTGCGACTGCGTCAACGACGTTTAACGGTATCTACGAGGCCATCGCTGCCGGCGATCTCTCTGGTGCCATGGACGTGCTGTGGGCTGGCCTGTACGCCGGCTGGCTCCGCGGCGTCGAGGCCCTCATGGGTGCCGTGGATCCGTGGGTGTCAATGTTCCAAAACACGTTCACGATCCTGGGCACTGAGATCGCCAAGACGTGGGACGGCCTCTGGACGTGGGTTTCCAACGGCTTCAATACGTTTGGTGCCTACCTGCAGGGTGCCTTCGACAACGTCATCAACGGCGTGCTCGGTGCCTTTGACGGCATGGTGGCTGCCGTCCGCAAGTCGTGGAATTGGGTGCAGTCGTTCATTCGCCGCGGCTACGACCTCGCCAAGGAAAACGAGAAGGTCGACAACGAGATGGAGGCCCGGCGGCGGGAGCGCGAGGCTGCCAGACCTGGCATTGAAGGCCGCACGCGAAAGGCTGCCGAGCAAAACGCTGCCGCCACGCGAGACTCAAAGAAGCGTCAGGAGGCCATGGACGCCGAGGCTCAAGCGACGATCGACGGCCGCGAGGCTGAAAACCGCCGGAGAGCCGACCAGCGCCGTGCTGACACGCAGGCCGCCGAATCCAATCTGGCGAACGTCACCAGTGGCAAGCGTGAGCAGCGGGCGCGAAATGACCAATTTGCACAGCTTCTTAAGGATGTAGAGAATGCCACGAGCGTTGATGCACTGACTGATCTGCAGGGTGAGTTTGAGGCACTTCACGCCAGCGGAAGATTAAACAGCGGGCAAACTGAGGCGCTGACTGCGGCCTTTGATGCAGCCTATGGCCGCGTTGCCGATGCCGCAGAGCAGGCAGCCGGAAACGATGCCGGCCAAAAGATTGAAGACGGCGCCAAAATGGCCGCAGAGCCAAGGACGCAAGCCGAGGTTGCCGGAACATTCTCGTCTATGGCGCTCGGCGGCATGGGATTCGGCAGCAGCCTGGCCCAGAAGCAACTTGACATGCTCGGCAAGATCGAGAGCAACACGCGGCCAGGCGATGAAGGCTTGGTTGCGGCTTAGGAAATCTCATGGCACTTACGTGGGTCGAAGACAACGAATCCCGTTCCGCCACAATCGTGCGGCTGGGCAAACGTGCCTCGAGCACGTACCAGAAGAGCTACAAAGTCTTTGGCACGACCGACGACGTGGTGCTGCACGCCGAGGCCAACGTCAAGATCAGCAGCGAGCTCCTCTACTGGCAGTACCCTGGCCAGCCCAACGTGCAGCTGCGGGCTGAGAGCTACAGCGTCTCCTATCTCGGCGACGACGCATGGCAGGTCACGATCTCCTACGAGACAAACGGCGCGGACAACGATAGCCAGTCAGATCCGCTGCGTCGGTCGCGGTCGTTCGACACGAGCGGCGGCCAGCAGCACATCACGCAAAGCCCGCTGTACGACGACACGACGACGGCCGTGGCCGGCTCTGACGGGCTGCCGATCGTCACCCGCACGGTGACGGGCGAGCGGAAATACGGCCCCACTGGCGTCACGGCTCCAGGCCAGTTTGGTGCCATTGGCGTCGATGGCGACAACGTGGCCGGCGTTGACATCGTGGTGCCAGCCCTGTCGTGGACGGAGACGTATGACGTGCCGTCGTCTTACGTGACGGCCACCTACATCAAGCGGACCGCGTTTCTCACTGGCACCGTCAACAACGCCACCTTTCGCACGTTCCGCCCTGGCGAGGTGCTCTTCTTGGGGTGCAGCGGCAGCCAGGACTGGGACGCCGACAAAGGCGACGGGCCGTGGAGCCTCTCGTACAAGTTCGTGGCGTCTCCCAACGCTGGCAACGGCGAGACGCTCAAGGCGCTGAAGATCGGCGACATTGGTGGCATCGTCAAGAAGGGTCATGAGTACCTCTGGGTCAAGTACGAGTCGAGCGTCGGCACCGGCGGGGCGGACCTGCTCAAGCGGCCCAAGTACGTCTATGTCAACGAGGTCTACCCGTCGGCCAACTTCGCCCAGTTGGGCATCGGAGTCGCCTGATGGCACGCAACGACGGCCGCGTTGAGAAGGGGCAGAGCATCCGCTCGGCGTTCAGCGCAAAGGCGTGGAACCGTGCGCAGGATGCGGCGGACATCGTGCTGGGT